AAAATATAAAGATGAATTATCTATCAATGGTGATTTATCATATTTAAATTTAGATTGGAAGCCAGTTCCTATTATACCTAAATTTGTAGATATAGTTGTAAATGGTATTGCAGAAAGAACATACGATATAAAAGCGTATTCACAAGATCCTAATGGTGTTAATAAAAGAACACAATATATGGAAAGTATACTTGCTGATATGCGCACTAGAGAATTTAGTGATTATGTTCAAGAACAATTTGGATTAAATACATACAATAATAATCCACAAACATTACCAGAAAACGAAGAAGAGCTACAATTGCACATGCAGCTTGATTACAAACAAGCTATTGAAATTGCTGAAGAACAAGCAATACAAACTGTATTTAATCAAAATAATTACGAAAATATAAAGAAAAGGTTATTTTATGATTTAACAGTATTAGGTGTTGGATGTGTTAAAAATAATTTTACACAGTCAGAAGGTATTAAAATTGAATACGTAGATCCTGCAAACATAGTGCATTCGTATTCTGAATCACCATATTATGACGATATATATTATATTGGTGAAATAAAAAATATAAATGTTAACGATCTTAAAATGCAATTTCCAAATCTTACAGATGAGGATTTAAAAAAGATTACACAACAAGGGAGTCAAGATTACAATACATATAATAAATACAATACACAAGTAAACAATAAAGATAATAATTCAGTCCAAATTATGTACTTTAATTATAAAACGTACATGAACGAAGTTTATAAAGTAAAACAAACTTCTACTGGTGCTGAAAAAATTATTAAAAAGTCTGATGCATTTATGGCAACACCTATTGATGGTGAATTAAGATTTGAGCGGATTGCTAAAAACATAGAGGTATTATATGAAGGCGTGTTTGTACCGGGGTCAAACATATTATTAGAATGGAAACTTGCTGATAATATGTTAAGAGAAAAAAGCGATGTTAATAAAGTTAAATTAAATTACTCATTGGTATCACCAAGAGTATATAATGGTAGAATTGAATCATTAGTAAGCAGAGTTACAGGTTTTGCAGATATGATACAATTAACACATTTAAAAATACAACAAGTACTTTCAAGAATGGTACCGGATGGTGTATATTTAGATGCAGACGGTTTAGCTGAAATTGATTTAGGTAACGGAACAAATTATAATCCACAAGAAGCATTGAATATGTTTTTCCAAACAGGTTCTGTTATTGGTAGATCATTTACAGCCGAAGGTGATATGAATCCAGGCAAAGTGCCTATTCAAGAAATAAGCAATAATGCAGGAGCAAATAAATTAGCACAATTAATTAGTACATATAACTATTATATGCAAATGATTAGGGATGCTACTGGATTAAATGAAGCAAGAGACGGAAGCACGCCTGATAAAAATGCATTAGTTGGTGTACAAAAACTTGCGGCAGCAAATAGTAATACAGCAACAAGACATATATTACAAGCTGGATTATTTTTAACTGCTGAAACTGCAGAAAAAATATCTTTAAGAATATCTGATGTATTAGAATATTCACCAACAAGAGATGCATTTATTCAAAGTATTGGAGCACATAACGTTGCGACATTACAGGAATTAACTGAATTACATCTTTATGATTTTGGTATATTTTTAGAATTAGCGCCAGATGAAGAAGAAAAACAAATGCTTGAAAATAATATTCAAGTTGCAATTGGTCAGAAAAATATTGATTTAGATGATGCTATTGATATTAGGCAAATTAAAAATATTAAACTTGCAAATCAATTATTAAAATTAAGAAGAAAGAAAAAGCAAGAAAGAGATCAAAAAATACAACAGCAAAATATTCAAGCACAAGCGCAAGCAAACGCTCAGGCACAACAAGTTGCAGCGCAGGCAGAAGTACAAAAACAGCAAGCATTAACTCAAAGTAAAATTCAATTAGAATCAGCAAAAAGTCAAATGGAAATGTCTAAACTTCAAGCTGAAAAAGAAATGAAAAAAGAATTAATGCAATTAGAATTTCAAATAAATATGCAATTACAGGGTATGGCACAACAAGCATCAGCTCAACAATTGCAAATAAAAGAAGACGCGAAAGCGCAAAAACAAACCGCTAAGCCCTTTGAATCATCGGGTAATGATATATTAAGTGGCGGATTTGGCTTAGGTGCATTTGAACCTAAGTAATATATAATGTATAATCATATAATATTTTATCATGTCAGAAAAAGTAGAAGCAAAAGTTATAGATGCTGAAGAGCCATCTATACAAGAAAAAGAAGAAATTGTACAAAAAAATGCCGGATTTGATGAAGAATCAGGTGTGTACAAGGTGGATCTTTCAAAACCACCAGTAACTGAAGAACAACCTAAAGAAGAAACAGATGCCGTTCAAGAGCAAAGCACAGATGAGGTTCCTGTACAAAACGAACCCGAAACTAGCGGAGAAGTGGTCGAAGAAATACAAAACGAAGAACCTACCAGAGAAAGTAATGAAGATGTGCGGGATACACAAGAAGAAGAAGTAATATTAGAAGAAGTAACGGATGAACAAACCAATAATGACGAGGCTGCAGTGGCTGCAGAGCAAGAAGAAGAGCAAATTGAACAGGTTGAAAAAGCAGAATTTAAAGAAGAAATAGAATATCCTGAAAATATTCAAGACTTAGTTAAGTTTATGAATGAAACAGGTGGAACTTTAGAAGATTATGTAGCACTAAATAAAGATTATGACCAATTTGAAGACATGTCTTTATTACACGAATACTACACTAAATCTAAACCTCATTTATCAGCAGATGAAATTAACTTTTTAATAGAAGATAAATTTTCATATGACGAAGAAATAGATGAGCCTAAAGATATAAAAAGAAAAAAATTAGCTTTTAAAGAAGAAGTTGCGCAAGCAAAAAATCATCTTGAATCACAAAAGTCTAATTATTATAAAGAAATTAAAGCTGGGTCAAGGTTAACACCTGAACAGCAAAAAGCAATGGACTTTTTCAATAGATATAATGAAGAAAGTGCAGAGCAAGAAAAAATAACACGATCTCAAAGAGAAGTGTTCGACAACAAAACTAAATCTTTTTTCAATAACCAATTCAAAGGTTTTGAATATAATGTTGGAGATAAAAGATATAGATTTAATGTCAAAAATGTGAACGAGGTTAAAAATACTCAAAGCGACATCAATAATTTTGTCAAGAGGTTCTTGAATGAAAAAAATGAAATGGCTGACGCTGCCGGTTATCATAAGTCTTTGTTTACTGCGATGAATGCCGATGCTATCGCAAATCACTTTTATGAGCAAGGCAAAGCAGATGCTATTAAAGAATCTGTTAAGTCTGCTAAAAACATCAAAATGGATCCTAGATCCAGTCATCAAGAAATTGAAGTTGGTGGTATGAAAGCGAGAGTAGTTAGTGGAGATAATTCATCGGGTTTAAAATTAAAACTTAAAAATTATTAAAAATTAATTAAAAATGGCAACAAACGTTACATTTAGCGGCCCAGCGGCTGCTAGTATAATTAGCCCAAGTGCGGTAAAAGCAACACTTGCGTCTAATTACTTAAACTTCCATGGTGCAGGTGGTGCTAACTGGTCACAGCAGTATTTACCTGAACTATATGAGCAAGAAGTTGAAAGATACGGAAATAGAACTGTATCTTCATTCTTAAGAATGGTAGGTGCTGAAATGCCTATGGCTTCTGATCAAGTTATTTGGTCTGAGCAAGGTAGATTACACTTAGCGTATAATGGTGTTGTAGACTGTACAGATGGTTCTGTAGGTACAATCACTGGTATTGATTCAGGTACTGCTGAGGCACACGCTGTAAGAAAAGGAGCAACTATCGTAGCTTCTGTTACAGGTAACTCAAGTGCAGCAACTGAAGTTGTAAAATGTTATGTAACAGCTGGTATTGAAGCTTCTACATCTGCGTTAACTATTAAGCCTTACGGCGGAGCTAACTTAGAGGATATAGGATCTTTAACATCTTCTGATACAGCAGCAACAATTAAATTCTTTGTTTATGGTTCTGAATTTAACAAAGGTACAGCTAGTATGACTGATGCTGTAGAGCCAAGCTTCAAATCTTTCACTAATAAGCCACTTATTATTAAAGATCACTATGAAGTAAATGGTTCTGACACAGCTCAAATCGGTTGGGTAGAAGTATCAGGAGAATCTGGACAAAATGGTTACTTATGGTATTTAAAAGCTGAAGGCGACACGAGAGTAAGATACGAAGATTATTTAGAAATGGTAATGATCGAAGCTGAAAAGAAAAACGGCGGCGATGCAGCTGTTCCTGAAGGATCTGAAGGTTTATTCTCTGCAATTGAGTCAAGAGGGCTTATAGCTACAAATCAATTTGATTCAACAACTCCAGCAGTTGATAAATTACCAGAATTTGACTTATTATTAAAAGAATTAGATAAGCAAGGATCTATCGAAGAAAACATGTTATTCTTAGACAGAGATGCTAATCTATACTTTGATGATATGCTTGCAGGATTAAACCCAAATATTACAGGTGGTTTATCTTTTGGTGTTTTTGAAAACTCACAAGATATGGCGCTTAATTTAGGTTTTTCTGGATTTAGAAGAGGTTCTTATGACTTCTACAAAACTGACTGGAAATATCTTAACGATAAGTCTACAAGAGGTTTAGTAGGTGGATTAAGCGGTATCTTAATTCCAGCAGGTACATCTTCAGTGTATGACCAACAATTAGGTAAAAACGTCAGAAGACCTTTCTTACACGTAAGATATAGAGCTTCTGAAACTGATGATAGAAGAATGAAATCTTGGATTACTGGTTCAGTAGGTGGAGCATCTACAACTGGAGATGATAAGATGGAAGTACACTATCTATCAGAAAGATGTTTAGTAGTACAAGCAGCTAACAACTTTGTATTATTCAACTCTTAATATTTAACATAGGGAACGGGTGCTTCGGCACCCAAACCCTATATTATTAATTTTTATTTTATTATATCATGGCAAAAAAAGAAAAAGCAGCGGTGGCTGTTGAGGAGCCCGTAGTGGTTGCACCACCAAAAAAAGAAGATAAAGCTCCTAAATGGGAGATTAAAGATAGGATTTATGAATTAACATTAAATAAAACACCTATCGTATACATATTAAAAAGTAGAGGATTAATGTGGTTTGATGAAGAATTGGGTTATGAAAGAGAAATCAAATATTGTGAAAATCAAAAAACAGTATTTCAAGATGAAATGAAGGGACCAGAAAGACTGAGTCATATTATTTTTAGAGATGGCCAGTTATATGTTCCAAAAGAAAAACAAACATTACAAAAATTTCTTTCATTATATCACCCTTGGAATGGTTCTAAATTTATAGAATACAATCCAGTACAAATAGCTGAAAACGATATTGATTATCTTGAAGCTGAAATTGAAGCGTTAAATGCAGCTCAAAGCATTGAAATTGATCATGCAGAGGCAATAATGAGGACAGAATTAGGGTCTAAGGTATCTAAGATGACTTCTAAGGAGCTTAAAAGAGATTTATTACTATTTGCTCGAAGTAATCCAAAATTGTTCTTAGAATTAGCAAATGACGATAATATTAATATTAGAAATATTGGTATTAAAGCTACTGAAATGAAGATTATTAAATTATCAAATGACCAAAGAACATTTACTTGGGGATCAACTGGTAGAAAATTAATCACAGTTCCATTTGATGAAAATCCATATTCAGCTTTAGCGGCATACTTTAAAACTGACGAAGGTATTGAAGTATATCAAACTATTGAAAAGAAATTAAAGTAAGCAATTGTAGGTAAGAGGCCTGCGATTGTGGGCCTTTAACCTATAATAAACATATAATGAGCGTAAACGTAAATACAGTATACCAAAGAGTATTAGCTATAACAAACAAAGAGCAACGAGGTTATATTACGCCTCAGGAATTTAATTATCTTGCAAATCAAGCTCAGATGGACATATTTGAGCAGTATTTTTATGATATTAATCAGTTTAGTAGAATACCAGGTAATGACACTGAATATTCTGATATGCTTGATATATTAGAAAAAAAATTAAGTTTATTTGAAAAAACAAATCAAACTGTAACAAACGGAACAACATTGCCTAGCGATTTATATAGATTAGGTAGTGTTATCTTCAATAATGCTGTAGCTGAATTAATTAGCCAAAAAGATTGGTTATATGTAAAATCTTCACCATTAGCACAGCCAACAAATGATTTCCCTGTGTATATAAAAGACGTAGACGGAATAGAGGTATACGGAAAAGACAGTAATGGAAACATTGAACAAAAAACATCAAACGTTACTTGTAATTACACAAAGGTACCAAATGAAGTTTCATGGGCTTATAATTCTGTAACAGGTACGTATGATGCAAGTAATTCTGTTAATTTTGAATTACATGCTTCTGAAGAAACCGATTTGGTTATAAAAATATTAGCATTGGCTGGTGTAATACTTAAAGATAATTCTTTATACGGTATTGCAAGTGGAGAAGATGTTAAAAATATTCAACAAGAAAAATCATAATAAATGGGGTTAATTAATCAAACACAACAAGCATATTACGAAGGCAACGATTTTGGGGGCTATCAGTTTATATCACTAAAAGATATTGTAAATAATTTTATGCTATCTTATGTTGGTGAAGAAAAAATAATCCCTAAAATTAAAAGAAATAACGTAAGTTTTTATGCTCAAAGAGCATTACAGGAATTAAGTTATGATACTTTTAGGATTGAAAAATCACAAGAAATTGAAATTCCACCAACACTAGTAATGGCTTTGCCGCAAGATTATGTAAATTATGTTAAAGTAAGCTGGACAGATACAAGCGGCGTTGAACATCCTATATACCCTACAATAAACACTAGTAATCCAGAAGCTATATTGCAGGACGATCAGTATAATTATACATTTGATGCAGATGGTAATTTATTAAAAGCTAATGAATCCGAAACGTGGACAAAATACAAAGACCAAAATACAGATACAGATGTTGTAAATGACTTTTATTTAGAAGATAATAGAAGTTTTCAAACATTAAATGGCCAAAGATACGGTTCAGATCCACAACACATGAATTCAAATGGGTCATTTTATATTGACCCTATTAAATCAAGAATACATTTTTCTGGCAATTTAACAGATAAAATTGTAACATTAAAATATATAAGTGATGGTTTAGGAACAGATGCAGAAATGAAAGTACATAAGTTAGCAGAGGAAGCAATGTATAAATGTATAGCATATTATATATTAGAAGCAAGATCAAATACTCCTGAGTATTTAGTTATGAGATATAGAAAAGATAAGTTTGCTTCCGTTAGAAAAGCAAAACTTAGATTATCAAATATAAAACTTTCCGAGCTTACACAAACACTAAGAGGTAAATCAAAACATCTAAAACACTAGAATATGCCTGAAATTAAAAATGCTTTCATAAAAGGTAAAATGAATAAAGACCTTGATGAAAGATTAGTTCCTAATGGTGAATATAGAGATGCATTAAACATTGACGTTGATTATTCAGAAGGCAGTGACGTAGGTGCATTAAAAAATGTTTTAGGCAATATTGCTGTAGGATCAATTCCTGGTAATGGTGAATCTATCATTTCATCAGGATATTGTATTGGATATGTTAAAGACACAAAAGAAAACAAAATATATTGGTTGATACAAGATAATCAATTTATACACCCTATAAATGGTACATTTGAAAATAGAGATATAATAGCTGAATACGATATTGAAACAAACACATTATCACCTGTTATAGTTGATTGGAGCGTAGGCGCTTTAAATTTCAATAGATTTTATTTAGTTACAGGTATAAACATATTAGATGGTGTATTATACTTTACTGATAATTTAAACGAACCAAAGCAAATTGATATTGCATATTGGAAATCACAAACTACAGATTTTCTTACAAATACAACAGGGTTATCAGAAGATAGAATTACTGTTATTAAAAAATCCCCATTACAAGCGCCAACTTTAGCATTGAGTTCGTCAACAAGAGGTGGAAATGGTACTTCAGGTAATACAGATGTTTTTGTTTCATTAAATTTATCTGACAGCGGCACAAATGTAAACACATTAAGCGATGCTAAAGAATCTGGTGAAACAATTGTAGGAACATTTACATTAGCACCTAATTATGAGCCGGGAGACGTTATTACATTAAAATATACATTTTTAGAAGGTGACGACCAAACAAAATTAGAAGCAAGAATATTATTAGCATCTACATATACAGCTGGTGCAACATTTTTTTCAGGTGAATTATTAACTATAAGTGAAAATGTGCCTGGTGGAATTGTGCAATGGCAAGCAATATTAGAAGAGGAAGACCCGTTATTTGAATTAAAATTTCCATTATTTTCATACAGATATAAATATACTAATGGTCAATATAGTTGTTTTGCGCCATTTTCAAAAGCTGCATTTTTACCAGACCCAACTAAAATAGGTAATAATTTTGAATACAATGCAAAAGATGGTTATAATTTAGGTATGATTAATAGTGTTAGAAGTATAACTATTAATGATATAAATCACAATTTAAATACTACAGATGTTGAAGAAATAGATATATTATATAAAGATTCTGTAGGTAGCAATATTTATATTGTGGATACAATTAAAAAAATAAATGGCAGCTTAGCAACAAGTTTTTCAGTTAAAGATGAACAAATATATAAGGTTGTTGAAGCCAATCAATTATTAAGATTATTTGATAGTGTACCTAAAAAAGCTAAATCACAAGAAATTAGCTCAAATAGAATTATATATGGTAATTATACACACCAATTTAATTTGCCAAATGAGCTTACTTTTGATATAAAATTAAAAAACAGATATAACCCTACGGATAATAGAACAGATTTATTGTCTATAAAATCAAATAGAACATATCAAATAGGCGTTGTTTATATGGATGAATATGGTAGACAAACACCTGTATTAACAGATAAATCTGGAATTATAAAGGTTCCGTTTAGTCAAGCTAAAAATTTAACTAAATTTGAACCTAAAATTACGTCGGCGTGGCCTAGTTTTGCAAAATATTATAAATATTTTATAAAAGAAATATCTAAAACTGTTTATAATTTAGCTGCAGATAGTTTTTATCAAGATGATGAAGGATATATGTATATATCTTTTCCTTCTTCTGAAATAAATAAAGTAAAAGAAGAAGATATTATATTATTAAAGAAAGGTAGGGATAATAATCCATCCGAAATATCTACAAGCTTTAAAGTATTAGATAAATTATCTAGCCCACCTTCTTTTTTAGCTAGGCCAATAGAAGTTGTTTATGATCCTAGCGTATTTGCTTATTCAAATCAATTTGGTGATGGTGCTGAACAAACAACAGCAAAAGCTGGTGTTACTCCAATACCTAATCACAATACAATAACAATAAAAGATTTTTTTAAATGGCAAGATAAAGACGGTGCTGGTAATACTTTTAGTACTGATTTACAAAGTGTCACAGGAACATCCGTAGAAGGCAGGGAAGCAATAGCACCTGGTAAAAAAGTAAGATTTGAAAATGCAGATGCTAAATCTAAAGTATATACAGTAAAAGCAATAGAAACACATTTTGTAGGTGGAGATGATATTGAAGTAACATTTGAAGAAGAATTTGGTAATGATGTTTTAATATTATATGATGATTATGAAAATAATTATACAAATGCTACTGTTTCTGGGAAAATGGTTGCAGTTGATGAAATTGATAAATCTGGTAGTGCTGAATTTGAAGGTCGATTTTTTCTTAAATTAAAAGCTGATAATAATTTATTAACTGAATTAATAGGTACTAATGTACAAAATTTAAATGCAATATCAACAATAAACGGTGTTGACGGAGACGCTCAACAGCAATATTTTAGCATAGGAAATAAAACAAGTACCGGCAATACAACGGGAGTACCTACAAACCCAGATAGACAATATTTTATTAGATTTGGTGGTAAGCATGGTGTTAATTCGTCTTCAACGTATAATTTAGCTGCACAATCTGGAGGCTTTAATCAAGCCAATAGTGCAAGCTTAGGAGCATCACAATTAGATTTGACAGAAGGTTGGCATATAACTATAGGAACAACAAGAAAATTTGATGATATTCATTCTTATTATGATAGCTCACCCTTTACATCAAATTTAAAAATTGGTAATTATATATCATTTTTTAATAAATATAAACAAAATGGAGTTGATATAGATGATAATTATTACAAAATAGAAGATATTTTTATTGGAAAAGCAGCTGATGGCAGAAGGTTTTGGACATTAAAATTTAATAAAAATTTAGATGGTGATGTTGCATTTTTTGATCAGTTATTAGCTGAGCCTAAGGTTTCTATAACAGTGCATGATTTTAAAAAGGATAATTTAAAAAATATAACTAATCCACCTATATTTGAAGTTGAGCCGCAAGATGATGTGGATATTGATATATATTACGAAACACAAGAGGTATTTGTTCAAGGTAATCATGGTCAAGCTAATAATTTATCATATCATAACTGTTATAGTTTTGAAAATGGTGTTGAATCATTTGTTATAAGAGATGATTACAATGCTCCAGCATTAAGTAAAGGCGTTCGTGTTTCGACTGTATTTGAAGACAATTATCAAGAAGAAACTTTAAAATCTGGCTTAATATATTCACAAGTATACAACGGTAAAACAGGTATAAATAAATTAAATCAATTTATTATAGCTGATAAAATTACAAAAGATTTAAATCCAGAATATGGTAGCATACAAAAGCTTTATGGAAGAGATACTGATTTATTAGCTTTATGCGAAGATAAAATTGTAAAAATATTAGCAAATAAAGATGCGGTGTTTAATGCAGATGGCAATCCACAATTAATTGCCAGCAATAGAGTATTAGGTCAAGCTATTATACCAGCAACATTTGGATCATATGGTTGTCAAAACCCTGAAAGCTTTGTTGAATTTACATATAGATCGTATTTTGTAGATAAAGTAAGAGGATGTGTTTTAAGGCTATCAGCAGATGGAATTACTGAAGTTTCAAATTATGGAATGAAAGATTATTTTAAAGATAATTTAAGAGCACAAGTTTCAAATTCTAATTACGGTAGAATATTTGGGACATATGATGAAGTTAAAAATCAATATAATGTTTCATTACCTACAGGCGTTGCAACTACAGTTTCATATTCTGAATCAATAAACGGATGGGCAAGTAGAAAATCATTTTTACCAGAAGGTGGGTTGAGTATAAATAATAAATATTACACATTTAAAAATGGTAGTTTATATGAGCATCACAGTGAATCAGGGGTAAGAAATACTTTTTATGGTGTAAAAACAAATCCTGAAGTTACGTTTTTATTTAATGAAGCACCTGCAAATGTTAAAAACTTTAGAACATTAAATTACGAAGGTAGTTCAGGTTGGACATGTGCTAGCATCATCACCGATAAGCAAGACGGTTCAGTACCTTTGTTTGTTGAAAAAGAAGGTAAATATTACAACTATATATCTGGTGTTACTGAGAATGAAAACACCATAGATACTAAAGCTTTAAATGTGCAAGGCTTAGGTAATCTAACTTCACAAACAACAGATAGTGGAAACAGAATATTTACATTTAATTTTAATTTAAATAACGACTTACAAATTGGTGATAATTTATATTATGTAGATTCATCAAGCAACAAGCAAGATTTAGGTAAAATAACAGCAATAAACAAAACTAATAAAACAATTACTATTGTAGACGGTTCAGAAGTACCACAAGCGTCCGCATATATGTTTTATAGTAAAGATGCTAAATTCAATACATCAGGTATTTTAGGATATTACGCAGAAACAAAAATGACAAATACGTCTACAGATTTTAAAGAATTGTACTCAGTTGGTTCTGAGGTTAGTATAAGTAGTTAATATGTAATAATAATATTATGGAAATATTAGTAGATATAATAAAATATTTATTCGAATCACCGTCAGGTATGTATTTAGGAGTTGCACCTGCCCTTATTGCAAAAGGAGTGGGACAGGTAGCTGGTTTAGTTAGCGCGTTTAGTGGTGGTGGTAAAA